CGATTGGATCAGAACTGATGTTGCCCTGCGAGTCACGCATGTCGGATTGGGATTCGACAGGCAATGAGATGCCTTCGGCAATTTGAGGCTCATAGCGCACCCACACCGTACCTGAGCCGGGGAGGAGGTAATCACTCACCGCTTGGTTCAGGGCTTCGTTGTAGCCGCAGATCTCAATTTCATTTCTCAGCGCCCGCTCAAGGATGGATGCGGCATTGCGCCCCACCGTGTCCTTGTCGGTGAAACGGCGCTCGGCAATTGGCAGTGGTTCCCGACCGTACAGGGCCGGTTTCAGGATTTGCACATTGGACCACAACGAACCATAGCGCCGTGATCCATCCTCACCCGTCATGCGGATGCGCTCGTCCCGGTAGCGCTTGACAATGGATTCGCCGCGCTTCAGGTGGCGCTTCATTTCGGTGTTATCGAGAACCGTCTGGATTTGATCCAGCCAATACTTGGCTAGGCGCCGCCCTTCGTCGCCACCATCGGGGCCTGCCAGTTCGTCGACTTCAATTGCCATCTGAGAACCATTTCCTCAAAGCCAAGGCGTCTGATAAAGCATTATGAGGACTAAAATTACCAAAAGCAGGGATACCGCCGCTTGGTGTTTTAATAATACGAATTGAACACGCAAAATCCAAACTCGAACCGTAATCTTGGCCATCAAGCAAACTACAAAAATGCTGAGCATCCGTATGCCAATCACAAACAATCTCTGGATTCTCAAATTGCAAGATAAAAAGATGAAACAGTGACTTAACCACAGCCAGTGGTTTTGGCGGCTTAGCCAGAATGGGCAGTACGTGCTCTTTTACCCAAGGATTAACTTCCCCTCCAAATTCACAAACCTCATACCAAGATTGCCCCATGTCTGGCACAAGTGCCATTGAGATCAACTCACCACCAAAACCATTGAACTCTGTATCAAGAAATAATCTCATTTAATGTATCCTGACACTGCCTATGGGCCGCTTGCGCTCGTTGGCTTCGAACATATCAGTCAGCGTCACGGTGCAATCGGCCGGATTGGTTGAGAACACCTTTGGCTTTTCAACATTGGTATCCACCTTACGCCCTGACACCATCCTATCTAACACCTGACCAATTAATCCGAGAGCGTCAACCATGTCGTCGTTTTTACCGGCCGGGAAGGTCATCAGTTCCCGCTTGAACTCTGAGAACCACTTCTCATGAAACGGGCAATAAAGCCCATCCATGGCCATCCTGCCCCTGATTGACTGCGCACGAATAGACTTATCCCCTTTGGTTGGAAACTGCTTGCGAGCAATATAAAGACGGCGCTCACGAAGACGTTTAACAAGAAACGGCCCCACGCCCTGTTTGATCTGCCCTGCTTCCTCTGCCCAACCAAGTGGTTTCCACTTCGCGACAAGATCACAAAACGATTCCACCCATTTATCAGAAGCGGCCTGCTGACGCCAGAGGTCTAGGAGGAACACCCTGCTGGCATGATCTATGCCCACCACAATGTGAACAGTGTAATCGTTCTTACCCTCACTGACGGCGTAATCGCTTGCCCCATAGATATGTAAAGAGTCACGAACACCCGGCTTATGTATGTCAAAACCCCTGGGCCATGGCTTCAGCCAATCACCCTGGAAGAAATCACCCGTGTCAGGCGCCGGGCGCTGCTGATACAGGGCCGACCACGTGCGGGGCTGACGCTTGAAGGTATTGAAATGATCCTCAGGGAACCACTCGGGCCAAATACGCTCACCTATTTTGCGCCCTAGGGGATCGTCGGCACGCTCTGCTTCAGCAGGGAGGCACACCACATACCAATCGTTGCCGTCACGGCATTTTACCCAGCCGGATTCGCCCTCATAGTCTTCAGGGAGCAGCCTACCTTCTGGAGAGTCCTCGTGCCAACGAGTTGTTATTCCGATCTCAAACGCATTCGGCTTCTTACGTGTCAAGAGATCGTCCGTGTAGGCATCCCACGTCTTGTTTCTGATCAATTCTGAGTCTGCCTGTTCACGGCCCTTGATTAAATCGTCCCAAACAATGCCATCAGCACGGTTGCCGGTGATGCCAGTCATAATACCGGCACCCATCCATTCACTTCCGTTGGTAAGTGCCCATTCGTCGGCTGCCGCTGACTCGTCTGACAGGGAACAGTCAAAGATTCTGCGGAAAATGCCTTGCTGCACTATGGAACGTGCACGTTTACCAAATTTCTTCGGCAGGTCGCTGGCATAGCTTGCCAGAATTATTGATTTCTTGGGAAAGCGGCCCAAAAAGTGGGTTGGAAACACCACCGAAGTATATATCGATTTACCCGCGCCTGGACACATGAGCCCTAGGAGCCGCTTGATCTGCCCATCTTCAACTTTTTGCAGGCAATCAAGCCACAGGAGCTGGTGTGCGCCAAAGTTCTTGGGGGCCGCAATAAACTGCTCCCGATCCTGATCCTCTTCAATGGACTGGTTCGTTGGAACCGTGGGGATTTCTATCGAGCTTGCGTATGTCAGAAGGCTGTTTTTTGCCCTTAGGCGCTTCTGCCGCTCGTCCTGCAATTGCTTCAACTCGTTTGAGAGCCTCCGCAATTCGCTTATCGAGCTCTGAGCCGCTAACTTCGGTTGGCTTGCCATTGGCGTCAACATTCAGGTTGGTATTGGTCTGGTTGGGCTTGCCGTAGGCGCGGTTGAAGATCACTTCGGCGGCTGCAACGGCAATATTGTCCGGTGAATGGGGATCATTGATGATCTCAGCCATGCGCTTCATGGCCTGATCGGCGTGCGTCCGCGCCAAATCCTGAATTTCCCTGGCTTCGCGCGCCACGGTGATGCGCAATTTGATCCTGGGGTGCACCCTTGGCTTCCGTTTCATGTATCTAGACTTTCGCTGCGAGTATTTGACATATGCGGCAGGCACAACTTCCCCGTTAGAAAACTTCTCAGACAGCATCTTCCACGTTTTGGTCAAGCCTGCAAGCTGGCCACCCTCGGCAGGACCTCTCTTGACACCCTTTGTCCTGTCCGACTGCCATTGATCACAAGGGAGCACCGTAAACCTAGGCATCAGTGCATGACCTTTTTCATACGGGCCAGCAGCCGAGGATCATCAAGATAGGGGGTTAAGTCAAGATCGGCAGGAACCCGCTTCAGCTTTTCGTGCTCGTCTGCCTTGACGTAGGACCGGTAGGCTTCCTGATATGGCTGCCAAATCAGACCGGCTTTGAGAACAGCGCGGCGTTCGTAGCCGGTGGCGGCTTGGTGGGCGTGGGCGTACTTCCATCCCAGCGCGTCAATGACGGCTTTCTCAAACGATTCATGATCAATGATGAAAGGGCGCGGCCTGTATTCCCTGAATTTGCCGTCATGGTGATATGAGAGCTGCTCAGGTAGGTGTCGGTCGATGTAGATGATTTTGCCGTCCTTGGAGTACCCAGCCAAGTAGGGAAGATCATAGGTGTCGTCCAACCGCTCATAGCGGTGCAGCAGCCTGCGGACCTCAGGGTCCTTTTCCAGCCGGGTAACAAGAATTGCGCTGTGGTTGCCGGCAACTTCGGCGTGGTCATGGCCGGTTGACATTGGGTGTCTTGAATTTGCTCTTGCCTAGTTGGTGAGCATTTGCATTGCCAGAAAGCCGGTAATGCCCCTTCTTGGCGTGGGGCGGATGCCCGTAGCCGTGACTTCCTTTTACATGACCATGCTCAAACGGCTTGGCAAGCGTACCTAGGCCATGCACGGCCCCCGGCTGGCTAGGTACTGAGGGGGCCACATAATTGCCCACCCCCGGCCCCGGTATGGGGTTTGTGCCAGCAATCTCACTGGATGGCACGGCAGGAGTCTGGCTATAGAACTTCTTGGGCACTTATCGCTTCCCGATCTGGTGGGCTCCGCTGTGACCCGAGACACGGTACTGACCACGTTTCTGCGTTCCGGTAAAGCCGTGTGCACCGCTGGTCGCCGGCATCCTGAAACTGGTAGCAGGACCCATACCGTGCCCGATATGATGTTCAGCAATGTTCTTGCTGCCTGCACCAATGCTCTTGCCGTGTGGCTGCTTGTCGTGACCTTCACCATCTTCACCGACAAGGTGAGTGCCACGCTTCTCACTTCCTACGTTCGCTACGGGTTTCATTGAATGGCCCTCTTTGCCTTTGGCTTCGCTGCCCCAATGCTCTTTCAGTTCGCCTTGGTAACTGTGAGAGCCGGGCTTGTCTATGTCAGGTACGCCAATTGATTTGCCATGCGGCTGCTTCGCATGAGCGCCCCCATCGTACTTGCCATATGGGGGCTTGCCTTCACGCTTGAAACCTGGGTTCCCTGGAGAGTGGGCACTGCGGTCGTAGTTCTTTTCTTTCACTGGCTTCTTTGACTGTTTGGATTCTGACATGGCGATGGCCTTGGCTTGAGCCGGATTTGTCACCACCGGGCCTGACGGCAAACCCGAATGAAGTTCTCCCTTTGAGAATTTCTTCATTTCAGTTCCTGCTACCTTGCGCTTCTCAGCTTTGGTTTTGGTGGGGCCAATGGGCATAGGCTTGCTCCGGTTCTGGCGTGTCGTGGTCACTATTTCATTAAATGCTGGATTTGGCGATGGCATAGATCAATTCCTTCAAGTTTCCATTCGGCAAAAGCCATCAACGGCAGACATCATATCACAAAGACATGCCGGATCG